TATCAGCGGAGTATTTACCGGAGATTGGAAAAAGGCATGGGAGGGCGTAAAAGAGATATTCGGCGGAGCATTTGAGGCACTAACCGGATTGGTAAAGGTTCCGATCAATGCCGTTATAGGCTTAATCAATGGCGCAATCGAGGGCATTAACAGTATCAGCGTAGACATACCGGAGGGAATACCGTTAGTCGGTGGGAAACACATCGGTTTTAACATTCCAACAATTCCGGCGCTTGCCAAAGGTACGCCGGATTGGATCGGCGGACTTGCGCAGATCAACGAAAAAGGCGGCGAGATTGTAGATTTACCGAAAGGATCCCGCGTATATCCGCACGACGAAAGCGTAGCGCTTGCAAAAAATACGTCAAATGCGCAGCTATCGACGATAAGCAACCGTTTAGCGAAGCTGGAAAAGGGCGGCAGCAACAAGAAAAGCGGAGACGTAAATATTACAATCCCGAAACTTGCAGATCAAATTGTGGTTAAGAACGAGGACGACATAGACAAGATCGCGGAGCAGATCGCAACAAATCTGAAAAACACCGCATTAAACATGGGGGTAGTGTGATGGAAATATGGTTAAAGCAGGGCAGTACGGAGTACCGTTTGCCGATCTTACCCGCAGAGGTAGCAGAGCAGGGGCAGCAGGACAATAAAACAGAAAATGTAAACGCATTGGGCGAGGTCAATTTGTTGGGACTGCAAAAGTTAGAGACAATAACGCTATCTGCACATTTCCCGAAAAGGGCAATGTATTACGACCAGTACAGCGGCTATCCCTCACCAAAAGATAGCGTAAAACTTATTAAGCAAATGAAAGAGGGCGGCGTTATCCGGTTGATAATGACCGCCCCGGCGCTTATCAATTACGAGGCAACGATAGAGAGTTTTGAATGGAAAGAGCAGGACGGAACCGGCGATATTTACTATACGATAGAAATTAAGAGATACCGCCGACCGAGCAAAAAGAGATCCACCAAGAAAGCGACCAAAAAAACAGTTACCGTTAAAAAGGGCGACACTTGGAAAGGATTAGCAAAGAAATATACCGGATCGTCAAAGAACGCTAAGAAGATACAAAAGGCGAACAAAATGACAAATAAGAAAAAGCCGCCGGTAGGAAAGAAGATCACAATACCGAAATGTTGATTAAGTGGAAAAAGAAAAAGGACGGCAAGACCTACGACATTACAAAATGCGTAGGTACGGTAACTTGGAGCGGATCGGTAGAGCAGGCAGCGCGGGAGGCGAGCATAACCGTGTTAAATGCGCCGAACGATCCAAACATTACCGCCCTTAAGCTAAATTTGGCAGTAGGCGACGTTATCACGTTATATGAGGATAGCGCGCTTATTTTTTATGGAGAAATCCAAACGAGCGAGAAAAAGGACGAAATCGGCACAGTTACCTATAAGGCGCGCGATCTTATGGAACACCTGCTAAGAATCAATCACAAGCAGACGTTTAGGAACAAGACCGCAGAGGCAATTACAAAGAGCATTTGCAAGAAATACGGCATTACGACCGGAACCGTAACCGCAACAAAGAAAGCAATCAAAAAGATCATCATAGACGACAGCACGTTATACGAGATCATAATGATCGCATACACAAAGGCGGCGAAAAGCACCGGTAAAAAATATATGGCGTATTTCGACGGCAAAAAGCTATGCGTAAAGGTCAAGGGAACCGTGATAAAGGGCTACACCTTAGACGAATATGTAAACATGACCGCCGCGTCATACGAGGAAAGCATAGAAAACATGGTAGACCAAGTAAAGATCTACACCGACAAGGGAAAGCAGGTAGGCGTAGTTAAAAACGCTGCAAACGTGAAGCGCTACGGCATTTACCAAAGCCTATACACAAAGGAAAAGGGCGTAAACGCACAAACGGCGGCTAAGAATATGCTAGAGGGGATCACGAAGAAAGTAAACGTCGAGGCGATAAGCGGCGACGTTAAGTGCGTGGCAGGCGACGGCATAAAGGTTTACGACCAAGCAACCGGGTTAAATGGTTTGTTTTGGATCCAAAACGATACCCATACATGGGAAAACGGATTGCACACCATGAGCCTAGAATTAAGTTTCAAGAATGTAATGGATAAAAAGACAACATCATAAGGAGGCGGGGAAATGACCGGGTACGAAAGAATCATAAGCCTTATGAGAGAACAAGGCGCGGCGTATAACAACAAGCCGTTGCAGTTTGGAGAAATGCAAAGCGAAACCGTGTGCATGGTTGGCGATCTCAAACTGGAGGGCGACGATTTCATGGTAGCCGAGCATTTGACCGACTACGAAACAGAGATTGACATAGAGAACACGGGCAAAAGGAAAGTGAAAGTATATAACGCGCTGAAAAAAGGCGACATCGTATTGGTGCAGCGCATGAGCGACGAGCAATATGTGATAATTGAAAGGTTGGTGGAGGCATGAGTTTATTTCCGGCTTATATCGAGGACGAGGACGTTATAGAAGAATTGGACGAGGAATTGGAAACACCGAAAGAATTTGGTATAGATTTCGCGACCGGACAATTAACCGGCGTTATCGTCGAGGGGATCGAGGCAATCAAAGTATGGTGCTATATTGCGTTGCAGGTTGCACGATACCGGTATTTTATTTGCAGTTGGGAGTACGGAAACGAGTTAGAGGATCTGTACGGAAAAGGATATAGCGCGGAGCATTTGGAAAGCGAAATAAGCAGAATGGTTGAGGAGTGCTTATTGGCAAGCGACTATATCGAAAGCGTGAGCGTTACAAATACCAATTATGAGGGCGGAAGATTTACGGCGGAGGTATCGGTAACGACGATATACGGCGAGGAAACAACGGAAACATACGAAACGGAGGTTGCATAATGGAGTACAACAAAGATTATGAAACCGTCTTAGAGGAAATGCAGGGAAAAATAGACGGCGACATTTCAAAAGGCGAGGGAACATTGGTTAATTTTGCGCTTGCACCTGCGGCGGCGGAGTTCGAGGAGTTATACAGCAACTTGGAAGTAGCAGACGAAAACAGCAGCCCTCTATCATGCGACCGCGATCATTTATTGGTATTCGGATCCGACGATAACATACCGGTCAAAGAGGCAACGGCGGCGGTATGGCTTGCGACGTTCAACGAGGATTTCGAGGTAGGCGAGAGATTCGAGGCGGGCGATTTAACCTATATCAGCACGCAGCGGGTAGGCGAGGGAAAATATTACTTGACCTGCGAGACGACCGGGGCAGAGGGAAACACAAAGCCGGACGACGAATTGTTACCGATCGAATTTATCAGCGAAACCATAGAGGGCGAATTAACGGAGTTGATCGAGGAGGCAACGGACGACGAGGAAACAGAGGTTTACCGCGCGCGGTATTTAGCGGAGAAGAAAAGCGGCAACAATATGGCGGGAAACCGGGCAGCTTATAAAAAGATCATAACGTCATTGTCGGGCGTGGCAGCAGTTAAAATGGTGCGCGTAACGGACACGAAGAAACGGATAGACGCTTATATTTTGTCGAGTTCCTACGGAAAACCGATAGACGAGGTTGTAAGCGCAGTGCAGGAGGTTATAGATCCGATCGGGCAGCAGGGAGACGGCGCAGGGCAAGCCCCTTGGTGGCACGTCGTAGACGTTTTACCAGTGGAAGAAACGACCATAGACATATCGGCAAAATTCACGCTCGACGGCGTGGAGTTCGAGGACATAAAGGAAAGCATAGAGGCAGCAGTAGATGAATATTTTGTTGACCTTAACAAGACGTGGGAGGACGAAACAAATCTGATTGTCAGAGCGTTAAGGATTGCAGAAAAAATGGGAGGCGTGGACGGCGTTATAGACGTGCAAGATCTGTTATTGAACGGATCCGAGGACAATATAACGATTGGCACATACGCGATACCGGTTAGGGGCGTGATAAAGAATGTTAATTGATTATCTACCGCCGGTTGTCAAGAAGATAAGGGAAATGCAGGCGATTTGTAGCGCAGAGCAGCCGTTTTTCGACGAGGCGACGGACGAAATAGAAAACATACTATGCCGCGCTTTTATCAGTACGGCAGACGAAAAGGGCATAGAACGGTTTGAAACGGTTTACGGAATAACGCCGGATCCGTCGGCAACATTGGAGCAGCGCCGGGTTAATCTGCTAATCAGAAACATTAAGAAAAACCTAAGTTTGTCGGAGGTATTAGCGATCCTATACAACTACACGGCGAACATTGAGTTGCAGTGTGATTATAACAAAGACGAGGCAATCATAACGCTTAAGGACGAAGTAACGGACATTGCAGTAATATACAAGGCATTGGACGAGATCGCGCCGCTCAATATTTACATCAAAGAGAAGATGCGGACGGAAAACCAAATAAGCGTATTGAAAAGCGGAGTTTACGAGCAGCTTTATTACAATTATGCGTTAGGCAGTTGGAAGATCGGCAGGCTTAATTTTGGATCAAGAGGCGAGAAAAGAAAGATAGGAGGCGATAACGTGAAGCTGCAAGCCCAAATGTTAGCGGACATAAAAAGCGCAGTAGCCGGGGATATTCAAACAATCGTAGTAAACGACACGTTAGACATTACAGAATTTACCGTAGAGGAAACGGAAAATTCCGTTATTGTAAATTATCATATCCGGGCAGCGGACACGGACAACATTAAAAAAGTGTCATTCCGGCGCGCAGACGGAAAAGAGGTTGCGACGCTTAACGTCGATCTGAATATTGACGTAGACACAGAGTTGACGCATGAATTCGAGATAGAGGAGGCGGCGAAATGATATTTAAGGAAGATTGGAAACTGGACGACGTTGTAGAGCCGAGCGACGCGAACCGATGGGAGGGCAACACCAAAGAGATCTACGAGGGGTTGCAGGACGCCGAAAAGCAAATAAGCATGGCAGCAGAGGCAGGCGCGAACAACACGCACGATATAGCACTATTGGCGTTTCAGTTGGAGTTAAAGGGACTGACCGATAGCGAGGAATTAACGAACGTGTGCGTAGACACGATTACGAGCGAAACGAGCGTGATTATCAATAGCGGAAAGTATGCGGAGGGGAAAGTTTATATTTAATGGAGGATCTGATTTTAAGAAAGAAAACAGAAGTTTTCTTGAATACAGAAATATACCCGGCGTTAAAGAGATTTCCGAACGCCGAAAAGTTTTGTATTTGTCAAGAGATCAAGCAGGCGTTTTATAGGATCATCAGAAACGCGCAGTTTTTCACAAGCCCGCGCAAAAGCGGAAACAAAATAACGTATCTGAACGCGATAGATGCGGACTTGCAGTTATTGTTAGTGCTATTTTCCATTTCAAGAGATCAAAAATATATTTCTATGGGACAAGCGAAAGTATGGCAGGAGAAAATAGCAGAAATAGGCAGAATCAACGGCGGACTAATGAGGTCGTTGTAAGTACCATTGGGATAGGGCTATATGAGCGTCCAACCGGTCGATTCGCGGTTACAATTCCGCGCGCAACTACAACAACAACAATGCGACGAACACGAACACGAACATTGGTTGGCGCCCCGCACTTGGAAGATATACGATCGCGGCGTTTACGGATTCCGCGACAAGTCCTTTACATTACTTCAAGGGGAGCCTTACCCCATCGCGTCAAGCGTAAAGCCCAATGAACAATGGCGCGCAGCCGAGCAGGAAAGGAGCCGCCCGCGTGTCGAATTTATATCAAAGGACAAAAGAGCCGGAAAGGTTGCAGAAAAGCTATAAGCGGACGCAACAAGGCGCACGAAAGTATAGAAAAGCGGCAATCATGTTTGACATGAGCCGCGAAAGAAAATTAGGCGATTTGCAGGAGGATTTGGACGAGCACACCTATAAGCCGGGAGGCTATAACAAAATCGAAGTGCATGAGCCAAAGGAAAGAATCGTACACGCGCCGCAGATCCGCGACAAGATCGTACAGTTTGCGACGCATGAAGTATTGCAGGAAGTCTATAAACCTATATTCATAACGGACACATACGCCTGCTTTAAGAATAAAGGAACACACGACGCAGTACAGAAGATCCAACACAATATGCGCAAGTGCGTTTGGGAAAACGGCGACGCATGGATCATCAAAATAGACATTCGCAAATATTTCTATACGATCGACAGAGAAATACTTAAGAATACATACCGAAAGCAGATACCGGACTATGAGGCGGAATACTTGGATCTGTTAGACGATATGGTTAATAACAGCCCGGAACCGGATAACAGAGGCATACCGTTAGGAAACGTCACAAGCCAAGATTTCGCGAACATCATAGGAAACGAAATAGACCAATTCTGCAAGCGGTATTTAGGGCTTAAGTATTATGTAAGATTCATGGACGACATTATTATTGTCGTACCGACGTTAGAGGAGGCAAGGGAAAAATTAAAACAGATAACGGAGTTTGTGAACGAGCGCCTTAACTTGGAATTGAACGAGAAAACAAAAATCTTTCCATACAAGCAGGGCGTTAAGGCGTTGGGATATGTGATTAAGACAACACACATATCATTGCAGAAACGTACCATTCAAGGCATGAAAAGAAGAATGAAAGAATTAGATAGGCAGTACAAAG